TCGCTCCCAACTTTGTCCACTCCTGTGATGCCGCCCACATGATGCTCACCGTGGTGCGAGCCAAGCAGGCCGGTATCGACAACTTCGCGATGATCCATGACTCGTTCGGGACCACCGCTGGGGATGTCGAGCAGCTCTACCACACCGTCCGCGAGGGCTTTGTGGAGATGTATGGGGATGTGGACGTGATCGAATCCTTCCGGGACGAAATCATGCAGCAGCTCTCAGACAAGAACCGAGAGAAACTCGAAGCTCTCCCAGCCCGAGGAACCTTGGATCTGACAGACGTGGTGAACAGTCGGTATTGCTTCGCCTGAACGTTTACCAATTGGCAATGGTTGCACAATTGGAATACCCAAACTTTTCAAAAGGAACTCAGATGTTTCAGATCGTCATGCCCGATGGAACCTTTAGGTTTGCGAACTCAGTGGCTGAGCGCAACCAGATTATTCGTGAAATGAAAGAAGCCTACGAAGGCTATTTGAAGTAAGGACTTTATGACTAAAGCAAAGAACCCCCGATACACAACGCCTGCAGGCATTGCTCAGTATCCCTATCTCACTAAACCCGACACCAAGTTCAATCCTGATGGCGAGTACAAGATCTCTTTGGAGATCCCTGGAGCAGCAGCTCAGGACATCGTCACCTTTTTGGATGAGCAGTTCGCAGCCTCTGTGGCCAAGGCCAAGAAGGAGAACGCTGGTAAGAAGATCAAGGAAGGTGACGTGCCCTACTCAGTGGATGAGGACAGTGGCAAGGTCACCGTCCGCTTCAAGCTGAAGGCCAAGGTCACCCCTAAGATGGGTGATCCCTTCGAACAGCGACCAGCCATCTTTGATGCCAAGGGCAAGCCCATGGGTGCCGATGCCAAGATTGGTGGCGGCTCCAAGGTCAAGGTGGCCTACGAGCTGGTGCCCTACTACACGGCCATTGCCGGTGCTGGGGTATCGCTCCGTCTGAAGGCTGTCCAGGTCATCGACTTGGTCGAGTTCAGTGGTGGCGCAAGTGCCGATGCCTATGGCTTCGGTGAAGAAGAGGGTTACGAAGCGGAAGATACCCCCGCTGCACAGAATGGCTTCACTGAAGAAGAAGAGTCCGACAAGGACTTCTAAGAAGCCGCTCTCTACGAACCAGGTGGGGCTCAAGTATGGGTTCCGCTCTGGTCTGGAAGAACGAATCGCGGAAGACCTCACATCTAAGGGTGTGGGGTTTTCTTTTGAGGAATTGGTTATCCCTTATGTGAAACCAATGAAACCCGCGAAGTACACTCCAGACTTTAAGCTAGAGAACGGTATCATCATCGAGAGCAAAGGTCGCTTCCTCACAGAGGACCGACAGAAACACTTGCTCGTTCAAAATCAACACCCAGAGTACGACATTAGGTTCGTATTCAGCAACTCCAAGACCAAGATTAGCAAGCGTAGCAAGACTACGTATGCAGACTGGTGCGAGAAGCATGGCTTTCTCTACGCAGACAAGGAGATCCCCGATGCGTGGCTGAAGGAAAAAGAGAATGGTATATAAAGCTAATACTAAGAAGCGAGAGAAGACTGACTTCATCGCAATTCATTGCAGTGCGACCGCTGGCCAGAACTTTGGTGCTGCGGACATCGACAAGTGGCACCGGAAGAATGGCTGGGCCTGCATTGGCTACCACTACGTGATCCGTCGAGACGGCACCGTGGAAGAGGGCAGGGAAGAGAGCGTCATCGGAGCCCACGTGGCTGACTGGAACTCTGTCTCACTGGGCATCTGCATGGTGGGTGGAGTGGACGCTGACGATCACACCAAGGCGAAGAACAACTTTACCAAGGAACAGTTCGCATCCCTCAAGCAGCTCCTGGTTGACCTGAAGGTGCGATACCCCAAGGCCAAGATCCAGGGACACCGAGACTTCCCTAATGTCCGCAAGGCTTGTCCGTCATTTGACGTGGCCGAGTGGCTTAAGGTTGCACAATTGGATAACTAACCAAAGGATTATATGCTTCGAGTTCTAGACTTGTTCTCCGGTATTGGCGGCTTCAGTTTAGGCCTCGAACGTACTGGAGGTTTTGAGACAGCAGCATTTTGCGACATCGATAAGCCAGCACAGAAGGTACTCAGCAAACACTGGCCTAACGTGCCCATCTTTGATGATGTATCTTCATTGACACAAAAGGATATTGATGGACCAATTGACGTTATTTGCGGGGGATTTCCCTGCCAAGATATCTCCCTCGCAGGTAAGGGAGCCGGACTCGCAGGAGAGCGCTCAGGACTTTGGTTCGAGTATCTCCGTCTCGTCAAAGAACTCAGGCCCTCGTGGGTCCTCGCGGAAAACGTCTCAGCCCTTCGCTCTAGAGGACTGGACGAAGTCCTCAGGTCACTCAATGAGATCGGGTATGATGCGGAATGGCATTGTATTCCCGCTTCCTACGTTGGTGCCTGGCATCGACGGGACAGAGTCTGGATACTTGCCTACCCCCACCGTGAGTTCTCACAAGGGGTCACCCAAGAACCGGTACTACGGCAGTCCGACCTATCGCTCGAACCTTCACGAGGCTTTGCGAAATGGACCGGACGATCCGATCTACCCGAATCCAGATTTCTGCGAAGTCTTGATGGGGTTCCCAGCGGGGCACACAGACTTAAACAGTTAGGTAATGCGGTGATCCCGCAGATACCTGAGATCATTGGCAATGCTATACTAAGGACATATGGATAAAGACGAAAGTACATTTCTGAGACACATACCTTGTGAGAACTGTGGTTCGTCAGACGCAAATAGTTTGTATAGCGACAACCACCAGTTCTGTTTTGCTTGTAACACTCACGTCAAAGGTGACGGCACTTGTGCAGAAACACAGACGGAAAGAAAGAAAGTTTCAGGATTGATCTCTGGAACATACCAGGACCTGATCAAGAGAGGTATCCGCGAGGACACCTGCAGGAAATTTGGCTACCAGGTTGGAGAGTACCAAGGGCGCACTGCCCAGATTGCCCCGTACTACGATGCGAGTGGAACCCTTATTGCCCAAAAGATCCGTACCCCTAGTAAGGACTTCCCGGTCCTAGGGGATACCAAGGGCCAGTCCTCTTGCCTCTTTGGCTCTCAGCTCTGGAACTCAGGCAAGAAGATCATTGTCACCGAAGGCGAGATCGACTGTATGACAGTCAGTCAGGTCCAAGGTAACAAGTGGCCCGTGGTCTCTGTACCTAACGGTGCCAGTGGTGCAAAAAAATCCATTGCCAAAAATTTGGAGTACCTCAACAAGTTCGAAGAAGTTATTTTCATGTTCGACATGGACGAACCTGGAAAGGAAGCTGCCGCTGACTGTGTGCAGCTCTTCGAACCTGGCAAGGCAAAGATCGCCACGCTGCCCTTCAAGGATGCCAATGAGTGCCTCCAGAAGGGTCAGCCTGAGGCCATCATCTCTGCCATGTGGAATGCCAAGGCCTACCGCCCTGACGGCATCCTGGCCGGTGAGGATCTATGGGCTGAGGTCTCCTCCAACGAGGTGATCCCAGCCATCTCCTACCCTTGGGAAGGACTACAAGGTCTGACTCACGGTGCTCGCAAGGGTGAGCTCGTGACCATGACTGCAGGCTCAGGCGTAGGTAAGTCAGCCATCGTTCGTGAGATCGCTCACCACCTGATCAAGGCCGGTGAGACAGTCGGCATGATCATGCTGGAAGAGAACCCTAAGCGTACCGCACTGGGTCTCATGGGTATTGAACTTAACAAGCCGCTCCATTTGAGCAGAGAGGGTGTAGATGAAGTTGACATTAAGAGAGCGTTTGACAGTACTGTTGGTTCTGGACGCCTTTTTCTTTATAATCACTTTGGTTCCAGTGATATTGATAATCTTGTGTCCCGTGTTCGATTCCTGGCTCGGGGCTGTGGTTGTAACTGGATTGTCCTCGACCATCTTAGCATTGTCGTTTCTGGCCTTGGGGACGGTGACGAAAGACGACTCATCGATAATGCCATGACACTGCTCCGTACCCTTGTTGAAGAGACAGGGGTAGGGATGTTCCTCGTGTCACACCTGAAGCGTCCTTCGGATGGCAAGGGGCATGAGGAGGGAGCCAAGACTTCATTGTCCCAGCTCCGTGGATCACACTCGATTGCTCAGCTCAGTGACATGGTCATTGGCTTGGAGCGAAACCAGCAAGGCAAAGATCCCAACGTGACAACCCTGCGTATCCTGAAGAACCGGTTCTCCGGTGAAACAGGGGAGGCGGGTTACTTACTTTATGACAGAGAAACTGGACGACTGTCCGAAACAACCGGGGACTTTGTGGACGAGACTGGCAACGAGTTCTAATCTCATTGTCCTTCTCGCAGCCATTGCAGACATTGTCCTCATCATCAACGTAATACATCATTGGTAACACATGACTCAGAACGACATCATCATTCGCCACCTCAATCGCTCAGGCAGCATTTCGCAGCGTGAGGCACTGATCGACTATTCGATCCAGTCCTTGACCAAACGTATCAGCGAGTTGCGTGACGAAGGTTTTGATATTCAGACCCAGCACAAGAAGCATCCTGTAACTGGCCAGCGTTACGCTCGCTATATTTTGAAGAAGTAAATTATGGACAACAAGATCATCACTATCACGCTGCCTTTGAATGCAGTGAACACTATCCTCGACTCATTGGGTCAGATGCCCTTCTTCCGGGTGCGTGACCTCATCGAAGAGATCCGTACCCAGGCAGTTAAGCAGATCGAGGAATCTACTTCAGATCAACCGGAAGAGTAATTTTAGGGGACCATATTTCAATTGGTCAGAACTTGGGCTTGTCCCATGAATGCAGGTTCGACTCCTGCTGGTCCCCACATATTTATTGCTAGTCGAAAGGGACAGCGTGGCACTTATATTCGATTTAGAAACAGATGGATTGCTGGATGAAGTAAGCAAGATACATTGTTTGGTTGTGAAGTTCACTGCTACAGGCGTGGTCAACACGTACACCGCAGGTCAGATTGAGGATGGGCTGTCCCTCCTCGCTGACGCTATGATCTCAGGGAAGATTATCGCTGGCCACAACGTGATCAAGTATGACATCCCCGTCATCAAGAAGCTCTACCCCTGGTTCCAGGTGGATGAGAGCAAGGTCTTCGATACCCTAGTTGCCACGCGACTTCTCTGGGCAAACGTCAAGGACACCGACAACGTTCTCCTCAAGAAGGAACAACTCCCCGGCAAACTCTTCGGGTCTCACTCACTGGCTGCCTGGGGTTATCGCCTCGGCAACTACAAGGGTGACTACGACGGTGGCTGGGAGACATTCTCTCAGGAGATGCTGGACTACTGCGTCCAGGACGTAGAGGTCACTGCCACTCTCTACCAGAAGATCATCGATCAGAATTACTCACAGCAGGCCTTGGACCTCGAGCACCAGGTGGCATGGCTTATGGCCAAGCAGGAGCGTAATGGCTTTTGCTTTGACATGAAGAAAGCCTCCGTCCTCCTGGCTCGTTTGGTCCAGCGTAGAGGGGAGCTGGAGAGGGAACTCCGTGACTACTTTGGGTCATGGGAGGTACAGCTCCCCGACTTCGTTCCTGCCCGTGACAACAAGACCCTTGGTTACAAGAAGGGTGTACCAGTCAAGAAGATCAAGACGGTTGAGTTCAACCCTTCATCTCGTGACCACATCGCAGACAGGCTGATCACTCTCTACGGGTGGAAGCCAGCAGACTTCACTGAAGGTGGCAAACCTCAGGTGGATGAGATCGTGCTGGGGAAACTCAGCTACCCACCCTGTAAACAACTTACCGAATACCTGCTTGTCCAGAAGCGGATCTCCCAACTCAATGAGGGAGGTCAGGCCTGGATGAAGTGTGAGAAGAAAGGAAAGATCCATGGATCTATTAACCCGAATGGAGCAGTTACTGGACGTGCTACTCACTCTTATCCGAATATCTCTCAAGTGCCTTCTTCTGGTTCTCCTTATGGTCATGACTGTCGTGCTCTTTTTACTGTGCCTGACGGTTGGGTCCTATGTGGGGCAGATGCTTCTGGCCTAGAACTACGCTGCCTTGCCCACTTCATGGCTAAGTGGGACGGTGGCAAATACGCTGAGGTACTATTAGGTGGAGACATTCACACAGAGAATCAAAAGGCTGCTGGCCTGGAGACCAGGAACCAAGCAAAGACCTTCATCTACGCCTTCCTGTATGGTGCTGGGGACGCAAAGATCGGGTCCATTGTTGGTGGAACTGCGTCCCACGGTAAGCAACTCAAGTCCAAGTTTCTACGTTCACTGCCTGCCCTTGGACGACTGGTCGAAGCCGTTGGAGCTGCTGCAAAACGCGGTTATCTCCTTGGACTTGATGGACGTCGAATTCACGTTAGAAGTTCACACGCTGCACTGAACACCCTCTTGCAGGGAGCAGGCGCCATCGTCTGCAAACAGTGGCTGGTCCTCCTAGAGGAACACCTCCAAGCCAAATTCAAGCATGGCTGGGATGGTGACTATGCCTTCTGTGCCTGGTCTC